TACCCGCAGGCTATCACACTCAGAGCATTTTGTCAACCACCCCCGCATAAAAATTCTGAGACCCACACATTTTTTCTCGTCGAGACTTATAAATAATGCTTATGGATCTCGACTAGACATGCACTTGACATCTAGACGAGATAACAGTATAATAACAAAGTAACATACAAATCTCGACGAGACCCATGTATTACTACGATCACAATCTCGACTATACATCATTAAGCAATGATCATAATGTATACGATCTCGACGAGATGTGTGAGACATACATGCATAATACATCACGAGATATGCAACTAGATGCATATGACGATGATGATGAGTATGCACGAGATACATGTGATTACGTCGAGCTTGCATATAAGCATTACGCATGATATAATACGCAAACATCACACGAGATACACATGTACGCACAGAAACGCATTGTAAGTGTTACATTAGACATTGAGTGTTATGAAGATCTAGATCTTAAGGATATCAATTGGAATGATATCTTAGGACTGGAAGGTGACGAGAAAGTTGATATTAGCATCAGAGAGACCGCAGACGTGTATTAGTGTGCCACTTCCCCGACTGGCACGAGAGGGCATTAGAAGACCTTATAAGACCCATAGAGAGACCTTATGAGTGTGACAGTCGGGGAAGTGGCACAAGGTTTCGGCACAGGGTCCAAAATCGTGTATTGTAGTTAAGTCATCAGGAATTCACCCCAAAAATGATTAACAACGACACACTTGAGATGTTATCAGCACGGGAACAATTGATTGAGGATGTTGAATCAATTGTTGAAACATTTTGCTGGGAAATGTGGGAGGGTAAGTATCCTGAAACTCAAGAAGATTTAACCCGTATCTTATGTGATGCTGTCTGTCGTAATTTCCCCACTAACTAACAAGAATATGTGCCAGTCGGCAAAGTGTCACAAGGTTTCGGCACAGGGTCCAAAATCGTGTATTGTAGTTAAGTCATCAGGAATTCACCAAATGGAAGGTTACAACGGTTGGACAAATTGGGAGACCTGGAATGTTGCTCTCTGGATCGGAAATGATCCTGGTTTGTATGAACTTGCCTGTGATGTTGCAAGACATGGTGAAACTTACGGTCACTTGGTAAGTATGATTCACGATGCCGGAAGTAAAGAAACCCCAGATAGTTGTAAGTGGGACGATGTTAATATCAACGGATTAGAAGTAAATGAAATGATGAAAGAACTTATAGACTAAGTAACACTTACTCAACTCTCACTAACTAACACTTTTTTTAAAATGCCTGGCGTAACTACCCGCATCAAATCCATCACTGCCGTTCTGATTGAAAATGTGAACCAAGGACATAAGTTTACTGCTGATGAATTGGGTAATATTATTGAGAACCTGGTGGAAGAATATGATCTTCACTATTTTATGGAACGTTATGATTCCCGTCCCTGTCACACCAAAGGAGTTACACAAGTTGAATATCAAATGAAAAAACTTGAACTGGAAGGTATTGTTGAACGTTGCGGAATTCGTGAGTGGGTTAAACTCTGATCGAACGTTCACTCACTAACTAACACTTTTTTTAAAATGGATTACGACACTTTCGACACTGACATTTTCTCTGAGATTAATGATATGCCCGGTGAGATTTATGATGTGATTGAATATAAAGAAGAGGGAGAAGATGATAAGAAGTTTGATGTAGAAGAATATCTCAACGGTAAGATAGACTACTAAGTAACACTCACTCATCCATCACTAAGTAACATCATGCTCAAAGGACAAGTTTTAAGAATCGTCGGTGAAACTGCAAGGGACGTTGATCCTAACATGACACGATTAGAAAAGTTTGAAGTATTTTGTCGTGTATGTGATGGATTACTCAAAGACGGTAAGATTAGTTCTGCTAAACATCATGCATGGACAAATCCTTTTTAACACTTAAGAAAATCACTAAGTAACACAAACCGGTCAGCCGCGAGTGGACAGTTGGTCAAAGTGGCACAAGGTTTCGGCACAGACCTCAAAACCGTGTATTGTAGAAGGGTCAAAGAAACGAGTTCAATTTTGCTTTACACTGTTCACTGTCCAGCACTCAACGAAACTGAGAATTGTGCTTCTCAGGATCATGCCATCGACGTTGCTTATTCGATGTATAGTGAGTCTAATTCCACTGTCTGGGTTGAAGATTACCTCGGACATACTGTTATCGAATTGGGAGACTGATTAACACTTATTCATTCATTCACTAAATCACATGCCTATCTGGAATTGCTACGGTTACGACAACAAAAAAGAAATGCACGATGTGCTTTCTTACATGAGAGAAACTGCTGCCGAAGCATATGCAAGATGCAAAGAATTGCATCCAAACTTTGAGATTATTACAGTCAAACTTCGTCCTGAATAATACTCACTAACTAACATTATGACTTGTTCTCAAACTGTATTTGAAACCCTCTATGATTTCGTAGAGGAGATGCAACCTGACTTTCAAATGTGTCTTGATTATTGTGAATCTCAAGGCATTGAAATTTCGGCAGATGTTGAACGTGTGATTGATAATCTTCTTGCATAAGTAACACTTAGGGGGATTAATTCCCCCACTAAATGATACTCAGGCCAGCTGCCTGTGGAAAACTTTTTTTCCACAGGACAATCTACATGCTGTCCACTATCGCTTGATTTCTGCCTCAGATCCTGTATTGTATACATGCTAAACAAAGGAACCCAATGAACAATCTCTACATAATCAGCGAAGTACTCTATGACTACACCCCTGGAATGGCAGTTATTGCCGCTCCTTCCTTAGATACTTGTAGGGAGATCTTCGCTGAGTTGAGCATCAAACTGGTGTGGTCTCCTACGCAGTTTGAACTCTGGGTTGATGAGTTTGACTCTGCCATCACAGACGGTGACTATAAGGTCATCGAGGGAGTTGATCATCAAACTGGTGTGGTCTCCTACGTCGTCGGTGGCGGTTGACTAACTGTCACAAGGTCACGGCACAGACCCCAAAATCGTGTATTGTATAGAAGTGGAGGGGACAGCACCCCACCACACCTCTCAGACCCTTCTACCTGCCTCTCATGCGCAAAATCGAACAGCAGATGATCCAAGCAATCAAAGATAACACTAACTGGACATCTGCGAACACATCAGTTACCCTTGAAGATGGTATCTCAAAGGTTTATCTTCATGGCAACTTGATTGCTGAGATTGATGAAGATTCACTGAAACTTTATGATGGTGGTTATCAATCAAAGACCACAAAATCCCGTCTAAATGCACTTCTCAACGAATTTGGATATACCTGCGGAACAAAGAATGAGCAGGTATTTCAACAGAATTGGACGTGGTTTGTTCGTGTCTTTAATGAAACATTTGACGAAATGCAGACAGTAAAGTTCAGCAACGGAATGCGTCTTGCATGATTAAAACCAAAAAAGAGTGGGCATCATGTTATGCCCGATTTTACTCAATCGTTCTCATTCTCATCATTCTCTAAATGCAAAACAAGCACATCGAACATCCCGAAGATTCAATTCTCACTGGTGATTTAAGTGCTCTTGATTGTCTACGTAATGAGGGCAATCTATCTGTAAAGATGGACGGAGCACCTGCAATCGTATGGGGGACTAATCCTGCGACGGGTAATTTCTTCGTGGGTACTAAGTCAGTCTTTAACAAAGTAAAGATCAAAATCAACGAATCGCATCAGGATATTGATGCTAACCACACGGGCAATGTTGCAAGAATTCTGCATACTTGCTTTGATTGGTTACCCCCAACCGACGGCATTTTTCAGGGTGATTTTATTGGTTTCGGTGGTAATGATGAATATACACCGAACACAATCACCTATCAGTTCGATAACATTGTAGAAGAGGAGATTATCGTTGCCCCTCATACTTACTACACAGCAGAGAGTGATTTAAGGGATGCAATCGCACACCCGATGAACTTCATTATCACCGACACATTCTATTGTAAGTTTGTGAAACCCCGTGCCCGTATCTTCTCCGGTCGTTATGATGATGGACTGGAGAGATTCCATGACTTAGACGACGTAATCCGTTTTGCTAAGGTTATGGCACAGAACGTTGAGTTTGTATCAGATAAGGAAGCAAAGGAGATTAAAAAGGAACTCAATTCTTGCATTCGTGAGAATCGTCCCGTGATTGCATCTGACTTTATGAATGAGAAACTCATCAGTTTCTGGTTGTTAGTTAAGTCGATTAAAGAGGATGCAATATATCTCTGCCGCAATAATGGTCCAAAGGCATACATCGGACAAACTCCAATCGGTGGTGAGGGTTATGTTTACTCCAATGAGTTCGGTACATTTAAGTTAGTCAATCGTGAACAGTTCAGTTATGCTAACTTCAACAACAATAAGTTCCAAAGTATAGACAAATAATCTTATCACCCTCATCAGCAACCCTTATCGTTTAGGGGGTTGGCAGGGGGGTGCGATGCTGTAGAATATGGAGGAACCAAGCAAAGCACCTCATGCGTTCCGACCTTATCTGGGATGAGTTCCTCACCTCTGCTGAATGGGATGGCACCGTCTCCTGGTTACAGGGGTTGCGGTTCGTTCATCACCTGGGGTTGCTGGATGAGTTCATCGATTCTCCATGGTGGGCACTGATGAACCAGAGACTGGATGCCGGGGAACTGGGAACCTGGGTTCTAGAGGGTTGATTCCTCTTTCGTTTTTTTCTCTTTACTTTCCTTATGAAACTACAAAGACAAATTGAAATCAAAATGACAACCGCTAATTTTTCATTAACCCGATGTAATGGTAAGCATTGCATTTGGAATCATAATGTATACAAACAGGCACGGGTAGTGACATCAAGAACTCCTAGTGATTGTCGCACTATGAAAAACATAGGCAGAGACATTAAGAAGGAACTTAGACTTTATGCCGTTCGTTCGTAAACAGCAGTGGGGGGTGATTGCCCCCCTTATGTTATGCGTTGCC